TAAGTCATTTGTTCAATTAGATTTTATTAACGAATGACTTATCATGCAAAACAAATAAAAATATTAATTAATGAATGACTTATGATGCAAATAGATGAATTAACATATAAGATAAAGGAAATAAATAGATATAAAAACCAATCTCCAAAAACACAGATTGTGTTAGCCACTAGTTTGAGAAAAGATAGTTATCATATTACCAGATTACTTCATAAAGAATTCGGTAAGACGAAGAAGTGGAATACATATACTATATCTAGAAACGGCTTAATTTATAACCACTATGACCCAAAGCATCATAGCGATTTCCTTGGCATTAAAGAAGCTGATAAACAATCAATATCAATTGTTTTGGAAAATATGGGTAGTTTATTTGAGACTTCTGATGGTAAATATATTAACTGGATTAATGAGGTTTGTGAAGAAAGCAACGTTGTTGAGAGAAAATGGCTTGATTATAATTATTGGGAACAATTTACAGATGCTCAAATTACCAGCACTGTTGAATTATGTAAAGAACTTTGCGAAAAATATGGAATCCCAAAAATTTTAATTGATTTTCATCACTATCATAAAGATACCACAAAGTTTAGGGGTATTGTTTTTAAAAGTAATTATATTGAGAATAGTTCAGATATTAATCCATTGTTCGATATTGGTAAATTCAATGAAATGTTACACAATGAATTCATTTAATTGACAGTATTTATATTAAAACCATAAAACATGAGTAATATTAATAAAAAAAGTACACCAGACCAAATGAGAGTTTTTCTACGTAGAATGCGTGGAGGTGATTATATTGTGAATGAAGATGTAATGATTAAAAAATATTTGGAGGTGCGAGATTTCATTAAAATCACACGTAAATTAAATGAAGACGTGACTGATGCTAACAATACCCCCAAACCAGAGAATAAAGTAACCGTATACGACCAAAAAATTGAAGAGGAAAAATTTCTAAATTTTTTTAAAGACGTTAACGTTAATGTAAAATTCATTCAATTAGAAGTATATGAAAATTTAGTTTTTTGGGGTGGGACAATTGATGGTATTATTCAATTTATATATAAAGTAACTGCGGATGAAGTAACAAGTGGCGTGGAATTTAATTATTTAGATGATTTCACTCCTGATAATCCAGAAAATGATCTAATAATAAAAATGATTGAGGATTACTACAATACGTTTTATAAGTATTGGCAAAATAACATAATTCAAAAATAACTAAAATGTTCAAAAATATTAATTTAAATCTAAATTTAAACACAATAATCATCATTGGTGCTATTGTGCTTTTTGTTTTCGGTGGTGGGTTAAAATTATATCAAAATAAGGTTAATAACCTTAAAGATAAACTTGAAACCGAAATTAAACTAAAAGATGCTTTGCTTGATAGTGTAAGATATCACGTAAATAAAGAAAATGAATTGGTTGCAGAAAAACTCACCATTCAAGAAACGTTAAAGAATTTGGAGAAAATAAACGGGCAATTAACCAGTTCACAAAAAGAATTGTTGGCAAGAGTTAAAGAATTGGGTAAGAAAAATGCTGTAATTACGGCAGCATTGGTTGAAAGTAAGGTCGTTATTGACTCATTAATGCATCATGGTCAAACCATTGTCGATACAACAAAAATGACTATTACATATAAGGATAATTATAAAAATGGAAATAACGAAGTGTCTTATGAATTTATCGCTGGAAATGTAACGCCTTTCCCAATAAATGCTAAACCAACATTTTTAATTAAATCTTTATTTTTTCCAAACAAACAATTCGTTGAATTCCATTGGGATAAGGACAGTAAGAAAACTTATCCAATAGCATTTAGTGTAAGTAATTCAAATGATTTTTTCAAAACGGTTAATATTGAAAGTTATGCAATTCCCGAACTAAAGAAAGATATTGTAGACCCAACTGGATGGCAGAAAATAGGGGGGTTCTTCACTAGAAGTGGAAATAAATTAATATATATTGGAATTGGTGGTGCTATTGGTGCTGGTACGTATTGGTATTTAACAAAATAATGGATGACATGCTTGTACGTCATGAAGAACATATATTATAATTAATGTATGTTCTTCGCATTTTTACGCACTATCAAGTATTTATGGTAAATATGCACATTATGGACGAAAAAGCCACCAGAGAAATTGTTAACAGTGAAATCAAAAAATTTGTTAGTGATTCTTTAGATAAAGAAATGAGAAGAGTTCTACACGATTCTAATAGCAAAACAAGAGATGAGATGATACAGTCGTTCAAAAATGCAATGGAAGCGGTTATGAAAACGCTTTGGTCTAAACGTGATTTCTGGAAAAATGACATTAAATAATTGATTGTTAGATTGTTATGAGAAGCAAAGAAGAGACGGCGCAATATAAAAAAGAATATGCCTTAAAGAATAAGGAAAAAATTAAAGCACAGCAAGCCGAATTTTATAAAAATAATTCTAATGTAATTAAAAAAAGAAGTTCTGAAAGGTTTTTAAATAATAAAGAAGAAATCTCATTAAAAAACAAAGAACACTATAACAACAATAAAATAAATGTTAATAATAAAAACAAAGAATACAAACAAAAAAACAGGGAAAAGGTTGCTGCATATTTAAAGGAATATCAAGAAATAAATAAAGATATATTAAAAATAAGATATTCCGAATATTATGAAAAAAATAAAGAAATAATACTTGGAAGAAATAAAGAATATAGGAAGAAAAATTTTGAGGAAATTGGTAGATATAATTTAAATAGAAAAGATTGGAAAAGAGCATATAATTATAATTATAAGAAAAAAAGAAAATCAGAAGACGCTATATTTAAATTAACATCAACAATCAGAAGTTTTATTGCTAGTTCAATAAAAAGAGGTGGGTACGCAAAAACATCAAAAACTCAAGAAATTTTGGGTTGTACTTTTGCAGAATTTAAAATTTATTTGGAGTCTAAATTTGAGATGTGGATGAGTTGGAGTAATTATGGTAACTGGAATGGATATCCTAAAGAATTAAACGCTGCTTGGGATATTGATCATATTATACCAATTTCTACAGCAGAAACAGAAGAAGAAATAATTAAATTAAGTCATTATACTAATTTACAACCATTATGTTCATACACCAATAGACATATTAAAAGTGGAAAAGTAATTACCATTTAAATTAGTATTTATATAAAACATATTCAAAATGAACGAAGATATTAGACCAACATTAAGCAAACCTGTTAGTGACCAATCAAAGAAATTTGAAAAAAATTTTAGTAGTGTTATGAAACAAAACAAAATTGATTTAAATGAAACTGATGAACTGTTAACAGAAAAAGAACAGTCGTTAAAGAAAAAAATCTTTAGTTTAGCTAAAATGGAAGCATTGGTTTTCTCTGATCCTAAACTATCGGCAGTATATGAAGAAATGGCTGAAAATGGTTCGGAAAAATTCGGATACCATTACAATGAGACCATTCACAACATTATCTTTAATGACTACGTTCTAAACAGTCCCAAATATTTACAGAAATATAAAATGGCAATACCAAAGAAATCCAAAAGAAGGGATAAAAGCGGTATTAATCAACTAAAAAAAGCGGGTGAAATTGCTATGACAAAAACTAACTATAGAAATAAGCCAACACTTGGTGAAGAAGAAGAAGATTTAACCAAAGTATTATTCTTGGTTAATGATACTGATCAAGATTATGGTGCAGACGTATTTGCATATTTTCCAGAAGAAAATTATGATAACGGTGGGTATCTTAAAACAGGGTATGCACACGTAGGACAGCACACTGCAGTAAGTCCAGAATATGCTAAAGAAAGTAGAGAAGCTACTCCTGAAGAATATTCTGATCTTAAAAGAGAACTTGAGGGACAGGGCTATAATTTAGAAGTCCTTAATAGTGCAAATGAAACTACTGGTGCTGGAGGTGGTGGTGCTGGAGCATTTGCACCTGCACTGGGTTATGAGAAACAAGTGGATGAAACAACAACTGCTGCATCTTCAGGTGCATACTCAGGTCCTGCTGCATGGGGTGGTGGAGATTTAATGCGTGGTGGTAAAAGCAAAGCAATGCGTAAACCAATATGGCAAGGCGGTACAATCATTCAAGAAAGCAATTATTTAACCGATTCACAAGGTTTTGAAAAATATATCAAAGCTTTAAATGAAGACGATTCTTATGATACAATTCAAAATCAGTATGAGAAAACACATAGTGGTAGTAATAAAGGTTTGGGTGTTAGCGTTGTACCACAAGACAATGACAGGAAAAAGAAAGAAAAGGAAATTGGTGATAATATGATGTTATTTACTGATCAAGATGTTGCGTTGATGAGAGATAAAGATGTTGATATTTTACATAATGATGTAACAAAAACGAATTCATATTTTCCACACCCAAATAATCCTAATTTGCCTGATGATGGTATTTCAGGCAATAAAAATGAGGGTTTTACAATTAATAACCCTAAAAACGCACAAAAGCCAAACGTGCCCGCAGATACAAATAAGGAAATAAATAATCGTATCATTAATAAATCAAATGCGTTTACAAGTAATGGTGTTAAAAAATGGGATAAAAGCGACACTGATCTTGAATTAAATACAATTAACACAGGAACAATGGATACACCAAATTTAAAAACAGAAAACATGGAAAATATTGATAATGTTTCGGAGGGCATAAGTCCTAAGTATACAACAAATGAAGAATTGAAAGAGTTGATTAGAAGCTTAAAAGAAAAAACTGGAAAGGGATTACAAAAAGAACATATTCCTATGCTAGCAGGCGAAGCATTATATACTATCGCAATGAAGATGGCTAACGCCATTATCCCAATGGGTTGGGATGGTCTTAGTGACGTAAACTCAATGTGGGATTATATTAGAAGAAATGGAGGCATGTCGCTTGAACAATTGAGATCGGCAGTAAAACGTGGCATTAATGTTAGGTTAAAAGAAGATGGATATACCCTAAAAGACATAGGTTTGGATGAAGATTCTCAATCAATGATTGGAGACCACCAAGACTCAATGTCTAATAAAATGCAGGCAACAGGTACACAGGGTAGTGGTGTTCAAATGGGATTCACTCAAAGTAGTGGATTACAAGAATCTTTGAATTTATTCGAAGAATTAAATAACGAATTGGATGCGTATTCAATTCATCATAATAAACTAAAGAAAATGGCAGAAGATAGAAAACCATCCGCATTGGTACTAAGAGATAGGGTTGGGTCTGAAAATGAAAAAAACTTCAAAAAAGATTTACAACATAGCGGTACTAAAGAAATTATTGATATTGAAAAGGAATTAGAATATAAGGATCAGCAAACAGAGGTAGGTGATAATCCACAAAAATTAGGTCAGGACATCGAAAAGAAAGCATTGAGTGTTAATAAAGGAAATGCTTTGAAAAATGTTGGAAATTCTGATAATAACGATGGGGATGAGATTTCTAAGCGGAATTTGAGTACTGAAGAACAAGAGGAGGTAAATATGTATCGTTTAGGTCAACAAGATTTGGTGTACGATAATAAACCTTCTCAGAGATTCGAAGATAGGCAAAAGGCAGATATGGGCGAAACTCTTTACAAACAAAGACAAGATAAAATGGAATTCCGTGCTAAAGCTCCAATGTATAACAAAGATCCTCAACCAATTGAGAATACAACAGCAAAGAAGGTTCAATTTGATAAAGAGCAAACTGGTTGGAATGAAAGAGTAGGTTTGAAAGAACATATGATTTCTGGCAGGTATCGTGATTTGTTGAATAAGAGTAGAATTATTGATTTTACTTTAAATGAGGTTGCTTCAACCACATCAACAGATGATTTGTTTAAATTAGATTTTACTGGTCTTGGAAATGCCTATATTAGTAGAACAATTGATAATAAGGTTAGTGTTAATGAAAGTGTTAGCGATGCCTTAACGTCACATAGTTACTATACTGATGGTAAAAAGGTATTTGCGGTTAAGAATCCTAAAGTAAACTTAAATGAAAATACCAATATAAAACCAGTTGTAAACGAGCAGGTAAACAAAATGAAACATTTGTTGGGTTATAAACCAGATTCATTTGTCAATACGAATAAAACGAAGATTAATAGGGGTTTTTAAAAAATAATAATTGTTTATTAAAATGGAATGTAATATATTTGCATTCCATTTTTATTTTATATTCTTAACATGAAAGCTATAACAACCGAAGAATTTATCGAAAGAGCTAATTTAATACATAATAATAAATATGATTACTCGCATTCTATTTATACGAATGCGCTATCAAAAATAATAATTGTATGCACTGAACACGGTGAATTTAATCAAAATTCATATAGTCATTTAAGAGGCTGCGGTTGTTCTAAATGTTCTCAAAAATATATGGATATTGATTATTTTAAAACCAAGGCATCAATAAGACATAATGATAAATACGATTATTCTTTAGTTGAATTTATAACAACTGAGCATAAAATTAAAATTATTTGTCATACACATGGAATTTTCGAGCAAAAAATGAACAATCATTTAATGGGTAATGGTTGTCCTGAGTGCTGGAAGCTTAAAAAGAATAATGATAGTTTTATACTAGAGGCAAAGTTGATACACGGTAACACATATGATTATTCGGAACTAAACTATGCTGGTTCAATGCAGACAGTAATTATTGGTTGCAAGGAACATGGGAATTTTGAACAAGTTGCTACAACACATTTACAAGGAGGAGGTTGTCCGAAATGTGCAATAAAACAAAGAAATTTTAATTTAAAATATAATACTGATCAATTTATTAGTATTTCTAAAAAACTACATGGTGATAAATATGATTATTCATTGGTGGATTATGAATATAATACTGATAAGGTAACCATTATTTGTCCTAAGCACGGTAAATTTGAACAAAAGCCAAATATACACCTACAGGGTTCTGGTTGTCCCATGTGCAAACAATCAAGAGGTGAAAAAAAAGTAGCAAAGTATCTAACAAAAAATAATATTAATTTTATCTATCAAAAAGGGTTTGATGAATGCAAACACATTAAAAAACTATCTTTCGATTTTTATTTACCTGATTCAAATGTATGCATCGAGTTTGATGGAAAACAACATTATGAAATTAACGAATATTTTGGTGGAATAAAGTCGTTTATTGAATTACAAAAACGTGATGAAATTAAAAACGAATATTGTTTAAATAACAATATTAAATTATATAGAATAAGATATGATGATAATATTGAGGAAAAATTAAATTCAATATTATTTTAACAGTATTTATTAAAAACAACATAAAATGATAGACATTAATACAATAACAAAAGAACAATTTGATTCCGCAAGTAATAAGCATTTACCGAGTGAATGGATAAAATTTGCATTTAAATATTTTTCAAGTAAAACCGAAAATACTAATTTAAGTGTTAAACGTAGCATAATTGGTTTATTATTTGGATTATTTGCTGTGGGATTTCTTGGAACAGTTTTTAATGTATCAAGAATATTAATAATGATACCAACATTAATATATACGATTTTATTATTTACTTTAGTTATATATATCTCAAGTGCTGTTATACTTAACAACTTAAGGTTAATAAAAATTATAAATGAACTTGGTATAACAAAAGAAGAGTACAATCAATTAATAAATAAATATTATCCAGAATAAACATTGCTTTTTAAATAAAAAAAGGAGGATAATATCCTCCTTTTTTTATAATTTTTTATAAAATATAGTATTTATATAAAAATAAATTAGAAGACATAATAAATGAATTAAAATGAGTAAAATTTCATCGCAAAGAATTGAAGAGTTAAATTGTGTTTTGGGTTTGGATTGTTCTGGTTATCAAAAAAATATTAATTGGAATAATGCAAAGGCAGCTGGGATTGATTTTGCATTTATTAAAATAACCGAAGGCACTACTGGGCATGAAGATGGTACATATAATTTGAATGCAAGAGTTCAATCTGCACAAAGCAATGGGGTTAAAATTGGATATTATCATTTTGCACGCCCGGGCAATGTTGATGATCCCGAAGCAGATGCTAACGATGAGGTAAATAATGTTATAAGTCACATCGAATTACTACCCAAAGCAGATTTACCAGTTGTGTTAGACATTGAATCATATTCAACCACAATTGTGTGGGATAATAAAGTAGATCATATGAATAGGTATATTACTGCATTTATAAGTGGAATGGAAAGCAATGGTTTGTCAACAATAATTTATTCGTATAAAAGTTTTATTGATACCAATACAACGCCACAATTCGGAAGTTATCCTTTATGGTTGGCAGCATACCCAAATAATCCAGAAGTAACACTTCCATTGATCCCCAAAGGATGGGATGATTGGAAAATTTGGCAATTTACTGATAAAGGAACTGTTGATGGATATAATGGGAATGTTGATTTAAATATTATGAAAAAAGATTATTTTAATTCGTTATAAATGAAAATTAAATCAACTAAAGTTACCACAAAAAAATATATAATAGTTAAAGACAGAGTTGAATTATATAAAGACTTTGCTTTAAATTTATTATATCATATTGATCATTACTACGTTGATTTTGATAGTATTCATGAGGATTCGGATATTAATAATCATTTCTCTTGGTGTTTTAATAAAGTATGTGATGAATTTAAAGAAGAGAATATTGATTTTAGTACCAATGTTGTATTAAAAGAATATTTCAATACATATTATTATCATCAGTATTATAAAATCAAAGGAACTGATGATATTCAATTACAACATCACGAAAAATTCTGGAATGAAGTTTTTAATATTAACAACGAAAAAAACAGAAACATATTAAATATTCTTATTGAGATTTATACGATATGTGATGTATCAGTTAATAATGAAAAAATATTTTAGAAAAAGTATAAATTTTCTTGCATATACTATTTAGATTCATTATCTTTACAAAATAGCAAACAAAAAAATAGATATGGTGAATAGTTTTAATTATTGAATGTATTTATGTTTAAACAATAAAATGAAAAAACTAAATACGGAAGAGTTTATAAATAGGGCAATAAAAATTCATGGAGAGAAATATGATTATTCATTAATTAACTATATTAACGGTAAACTAAAAGTAAAAATTATTTGTAAGACACATGGATTGTTCGAACAAGAGGCTACTAGTCATTTAAGTGGAAATGGTTGTTCCAAATGTGCAGGTGTTGGGATGGATAGCGAATATTTTATAGAGAAAGCAGAAATTATTCACAATAATGAATATGACTACAGTTTAGTTAAATATTGTAAAAGTAATAAAAAAGTAAAAATTAACTGTAAAATTCACGGTGTTTTTGAACAGACACCTAATAGTCACTTAGATGGAAGTGGTTGTCCTAAATGTTATGGAACACACATATACTCAAATGATGAATATGTTGAGAAAGCCAATAAAGTTCATAATAACAGGTATGATTATAGTAAATTGAATTATGTTAATTCGGAAACTAAAGTTAATATAATTTGTTCAAAGCACGGAATGTTTGAGCAATTCCCAACTACTCATTTAAGCGGTCAAGGTTGTTCGAAATGTATTGGAAGAAATAAAACAACCGATGAAATAATAAGGCAATTTGAAGAAAAACATGCAGATAGATATGATTATAGTCAAATAAATTATGTTGACTCAAAAACCAAAATAAAAATCATTTGCAAGGAACATGGCGAATTTTTCCAAACAGTATATTTACATTTAAGTGGTCAAGGCTGTCCTAAATGCGTGGGGAGAAATAAAACAACAGAAGATTTTATTAATGAAGCGATAAAAATTCATGGAAATAAATTTGACTATTCTTTAGTTAATTACGAATATAATAATAAAAATGTTAAAATCGTTTGTCCAGTACATGATATATTTGAACAACTTCCAGCATCACATTTAATTGGGTGCGGATGTCCTAAATGCATGGGAAGAAATAAAACAACAGAGGAATTTATTAAAGAAGCAAATTTAATTCACAATAATAAATATGAATACACAAAGACGATATATTTAAACGCAAAAAGTAAAGTTATAATAGCATGTCCAAAACATGGAGATTTTTTACAAAAAGTAAATAATCATTTGAATGGTAGTGGATGCCCCATATGTTCTGGGAGTTTTTTAGATCAGGAACTTTTTATTGAAAAAGCAAGAGAAAAACATGGTGATAAATATAATTACAATAAAACAGTTTTTGTTGATACAAAGCAAAAGGTAATTATTACTTGTCCAAAGCATGGGGAGTTTAAACAAACACCAAATGGTCATTTGCGAGGTGCTGGTTGTTCCACATGTAAAAAGTCTAAAGGCGAAATGAGTATAAGTAAATTTCTTATTGAAAATAATATTAATTACATTCAAGGGCATAAATTTAATGATTGCAAACATATATTTAGTTTAAGTTTTGATTTTTATCTTCCAGATTATAATATATTAATTGAGTACGATGGCGAACAGCATTTTAGACAAGTAAAATATTTTGGTGGGGAAAAAGGTTTCCAAATAGGACAAAAACGAGACGGAATAAAAAATGAATATTGTGAAAATAACAAAATACCTCTAATAAGAATTAAATATAACGAAAAGATTGAGAATGCTTTAATGTGTAAATTATTACCGCTAATAAATAAAATATGATTTTTCGAATTTTTCTTGGATGTTGTATTTATATTCATTATCTTTACAAAAAATAATTATAATTAATAAATAAATTTTTATGGCAAATTTGAAGGTGGACCTACTTAATAGGGTCGGGAATGAGAAATATTTCAATGAATTGGAGTTAGTGCGTTTGGCACAAGACCCAAACATGAATTATAAGGACAAGGTAGAACAAATTGGTTTTGTTTTGGAAGAGATTGCACTTTTGGATGCACAAGTATCTTTGGTTGAAAAATATTTTCAAGAACCAGTTGCAGCACCACAAGCCGTACAAGTACCTGAAGGACGTGTCGTTAACGGTCAAAGTCACGGAGAATAATGAATATAATCGATGAAACATATCGGTTTTTATTCATTTCTTCCATCATTTTTATGGTTTATGTCCTTGGTGGCTTAGCCATAAAAATGTATGGAAGATTTAAATTAAAGACAGAGGCAAGATTTAAGCTCACCAACAGTGAGAAGATTATTTTTTGGGTATCTTTAGCAATGTTTTTTACATTTATAACACGTTTAATAAAATGAAAGCAATTGAAAGTGCATTAGAGCCAATTAACGAATATTTTGTTTCCTTGGTAAGGAATACTATGGAGGGTTGGTATGAAATTGAAATAGGAATTCCAAGCAATTGGGTTTTTGATGATAACGATGAAATTAAATGTGAGATTATAAACCAAATTGATGTTGGTAAAGTAATAAAAATATCTCCCAAGGTATATGGTGTTACTGCAGATGATTTGGTTTCGTTTGTTGAGGTTATTATTCAGACTAACGAAAATATTTCAGCAAAGGAAAAAGAATTTACTGATAGAATGGAGCAAATGAAAGCTCAGTTAGAAAAAGAGGCAAAAAAGTTTTATGAAGAACTAGATGATCTTAAAGAAAAATCATTTAAGCATCTGGGTCAAACACCTGTTAAGATTAATCTCGAAGAAAAGAAAAAGAGTAAAAAGGACTTGAAGGGATATTCTGCACCACTTACTTCTGGTGGGACTGCATATATTGGTTAACGTTAAAATCAATTAATTATGCTTGATGATAAATATCGGATTGTCGATAAAGATGATGAAATTGCGTATGAAGTGCTTTCAGAGCACTTATCCGCCAATACCGAAAGAGTAAAGAAAAAAGCGGTTCGTGAAATAGAAGAATATGGAGATCAACTTCTCGCTGAAATTGATAGAAAGAAAGCGAAACAGAAAACAATACAACTGAAACTAATCCCATTCATTCTCAAGAAATCAAAAAGCAAATTTACTAAAGAAGAGTTGGAAAGCTATAGTTTTGAGGACGTTAAAAAAATTCATGACGAAATTAAGTTTGAGGAGTCACCACTTATTAAAATTTTTCAATTTATTTTTAATATTTAACTTTTAAATGTTAAAAATTTTATTTACCTTCGCACATTATTAACCCATAAAATTATAAATAAATGGCAACAATTTTTGATGATGTTTTCAATAAAGCGGGAATTTATAATATGTTATTTTTTAACATTAAAACAGTTCTTGAGTATCCAACATTAAAAGACCTAAAAGAGAACAATAAACCAATGTATAATCGTTGGTTGTACATTCATGACAATAAATATAATGATGGTGATGGTGATCTTGAAATGGTAATGGAAAGCGCATACAAAAAGAATGCTGTGTATTATTCCGAATTTGCTAAAATAGTTGCTATTTCATATGCAACGATTTATGTTGAGGATGGTAATTTAAAAAGAGATATTAAAAAAATTGTAAATCTTGATGAACGTGTTGTAATTGAGACATTTTTTGATGATTTAAATTTATTATCAAATCCAGACGTAAAAACATTTCCATGTTTATGTGGTCATAATATTATTAGTTATGATATTCCAACGTTGATTAAAAGATTTATTCAAATTAATTCCAAGGAAAAGAAAAATCAATTACCGTTAATACTTAAAAATTCTTTAAATCTTAAGCCTTGGGATTCTGGAATTATTGATGTGGTAAATGTGTGGAAATTTAATGGATTTGAACACACATCATTGATGCTTATTAGTGATTATCTTGGTTTAAAGAAAACTATTGAACTATTGCCGTTAGATGAGTTATCTGAATATTTTTGGGATAATATTGGGGAAAACCAAAAGCAAACCTTAAGTTATATTGGATTACAGTCAGCAACTCAAACAAATTTGGTGATTCAGTTAATGAACGAACTTAGACAAATCTAAATCTGTACATTGTATAAATAAAAAAGGGATGAATTAAGTTTCATCCCTTTTTTTGTACATTGTATGTTTATTCAAGCCATCTAGGTTGATTATGTTCGATTTTAAGCCATAATATTGTTTTAGCTTCCACTGGTAAGTCTTCATAGACATAATGGCTAAAATCGCCCTTAATTTGATAATATGATAATAATTTGGTCTTTATCTCTGGTGTTAGTTTATTCCAGAGTTCTTTTGATTTAACATCTCTCTCGTTGCTATCCATTTTGTACCCATTTTAAAACATTCACGAATTTGCCCTCTATTTCCTTTGTATCATAATATTCATCGAAATCTGATTCTGCCATATATGCCCTATGCACTCTTTTTTCAGCATATAGCATGTATTCGAACATATCTACCATTGTGTAGAAAAATACGTACATTTCCGTTTTATGGTTAAAAAGATAGATAAAACTTTCTTTAAATGCATTATCATCGTCAAAGTTTAATAAAACACCTAACGTTTTTGTTTTGTCTGAGAATTCTTCTTCATGTATTGTTCTGATGTGTGTTATCATGTATGGCTTTTATAATTTAACTAATTTTGTCGATTTTAACAATATTCTCTCAATTACTTTTTCTGGTGAAAATTGAAATAAGAACGTTTCACCAATTCTATTGAATCCACATTTGTTTGCAATTGAAAATAATTTATATTCGTTCATTTCTTTATCTTCCTTTTCATTGAATTTATCAAGTGAATAATATTCCGATGCGGGTATTTTCATGATGGAATCATCACGTATTTTTCCTTTAAGCTCAATTGAATGAAGATTATAATAATAATCTTTATTAATGTAATAATCTTGAAATGGCTTAACTATTGCAACTATCATTGTTTTATCATTATGGAAGTCTCTATAAACCATTTCAATGAATTCTTCTGTTATTTCTTTTTTACGATAATTCTCATGCAACACCAATGAACTAATTAAAACAATTTTATCATATCGATAAATATCTATTAATTTATTTGTTACATTTAATAATTCCCCATATATGTCATCATCTTCATATGTTTTAAATAATTTTGCAATATCAATGCGCAATAATTTACTTAATCTAATATCCCAAGTGCTTATACTATACTCTCCAACTATAAGTGGCATCATATTAGAAGAAACTCTTAATTTTGTTATAACGCCCTCATATTCAGTTATAATATTTTCGTTTTGATTAATTAAGTCAAAATTTTTTCTATAACCCTGCGTTTTAAATGTAAGGTCAGACCATAATTCAAAATTATTATTATCAATCATAGTAATTCATGGGATTTACCCATTTTTTTTAACAATTCCATGAAATATGTTTTTATTTCGTCTTTATGAAGAAAGTCTTTCGGCTCTAAGAGACTTAACATTCTATCACACCAATATATCTGTACATTATACTTATGCATATCATTAATAAATTCATTAAGCGTTCTTGGAAATGGAACTGTGGACATTGTGCTAAGTCTACTAATATTAATAATATAATGGTTAGGATAAAATTCAAGAACAACTTTTTCATCATTGGTGAATTTATACCAACCATTCATATCCTTTTTACGCCAATTCTCAAATAAATTTTCTTCAGAATTTAACATATCAACGATAAATGATTGTTCAAGAAACGTCTTAAGCTTCTCACTACCAATTGTTTCAATAAAAGGCACAGCTCTATTCATTTAATTTAAATTCTCCAATTGCTAATACCATAATATTTTTTGGCAATTTTTTAGTCTTTAATTCATTCATGATTATTGAGTTGGTTAAATTATCTGAAAAAATTTCACCGACATTTAACCAGTTTTTGTCTTTAATTTCAAATAATTCTTTATCCGTATCAGCATCAATAAATTTAACACTAATTCTCGGTGTTTCTTTTGAATATCTAGCCATAATATATTAATTAACTTCTTTAACAGTACTCAATTCTTCAGTATTAACACTAACGGTACTCAAATCCTCAACACTAACGGTACTCAAATCCTCCACACCACCGCCTATTAATTTAAATATGTCAAAGAATAAAACTTTTATAATCCAAATGATTGCCACCCATTGAAAATATCCAATTTCAACTTTGAATGTGGGAAATAATAAATATTTCCATAGGAAATAAACCATAGGACTGGTAATAAATGATTCCAGTAAATAGTAGAACATGACAGGAAAGATATACGCAACGTTTTTTAAAAAATTCATGATATTTATTTTAATTTAATGTTATATGTTTTTGATAAATATAATAATGCTTCGGCATTAGCAACACAGTCGTTTAATGGATTATGGTTGCTTTTACTAATTCTATGTTGTTTCCATTTATAATATAAATCATGTTCAGCACCACAAAACAAATCCCCTATTCTACGTGAAGACCACCCAAATGGATTTGACCCATAGAACTTGTGAAAATAATAATTAAGACATATTCCAAAATCATATCCGTTGTTATCAGATATACCAATCGGTTTATTTCCAGCATTTATTTTCAACCAATCAGCAAATTCTTTCATCACCTTTTCGGGTTTATCAAAAGTTAAATGTTCCTCTCTTGAAAAACCACTCACAGCTAACGCTTCAGGATCAAAGTTGTTTGAAATTGGTCTCATCTTACCGTAAAATACTTTGGACAATGTTGGTTCAACAATTACTGCTGCAAAGCAAACAATTGAATAGTCAGGCATAAATCTACCATCAGACTCAACATCGACACATACCAACTTACCCATGTGTTTTATTTTAATATTGTTTTAGAATTTGTATGTTTGCCCTAAAAGGTTACAGACTTTTATCTGTTTTTAACAAAACATCATTAATTGCTCGAACAAAGGCTTCTTTGGACAATGCACCTAATGCCATTTGAGGTTGTTCACCAAGCGGAGCGAAAAGAAGCGAAGGAATACTTTGTATCCCAAATACCGTTGCAAGTTCAGTTTCTTCTTCTGTATTTATTTTATAGATGTCAATATTTGGATACTCAGTGCTGAGTTCTTCCAAGATAGGTGCAATCATCTTACAAGGGGCGCACCACGATGCCCAAAAGTCTATAATGGCAGGTTTTTCGCCCTTAAATGACCATTCCCCACCCAGTGTATAGTCAAATACCTTTTCTTTAAAAGTCTCAGCCGTTAAATTTTCCATTTTAATTGTTTTATTTATTGTTAAACTTATTTCAAATTGTTATAATGTCATTAATGTTTTATAGCGTTCGATAAATTGTTTTGCTCCATAATCAGACTTCTCTTTGCTCTCATAAACAAGATGACTTCCAACGGTTGTTACATATTGTGCATCATGTTTTACCGAATCCACCAAACTAAATTCGGGAAATGTTGTAAACACTGGATGCCACTTTTGTTGAAATGTATCATCCCAATCAGGAAAATCTTTATTATTATTAATTGCCTTAATAATAATTTTTAGCTCACAATATGCAATCTCATCGTGGGATTGCGTCCCAACAAACAATAAATCATTCTTATTGGCATCATCAAATGTTTTAATTTTCATATAGTCGGCTTCGTCTTCAACGATTTTAGCTTCGGCTATATTTACATTACTCTTGTCTAATCGAATTGTTTTCATATTTTATGTATTATAATTAATTGTGTAAAGATAATTAATTTTAATAAAATAAACAAGGATAAATTTATTTTATTTTTCCTGAATAGAGATTAAACTCAAAATCTCGCATTCTTTTTAAATTTAAACTAATAATCTTTTTTCCCTTGCTTTTATAATATATCCATCTATTGAATTGAATTTTAATGCTTTTTAATGGCACATTCTTTTTTATGTGAGAAAGTAATGTACTTCTTAAAAACAATTCACCTCCAATATTAAACACAAAGGATGCCAACGCCAATAATTTTTCTGGATTGTTATTTTTTCTAAACTTAGTTTGTGAAATAACCAACACTACGGATTTTTCAAAATCTTCATTCAAAATACTATCTGCTTCATCGATTGTAATAGTGTTCTTGATTAAATTTTTCGACTGATGTCCATAGCCTATTGTTTTATTTCCAACTGAGCTTTGATAGACATTTAATTTTAGCCCCTCAAGTTTTTTTAGATTTTCAATTACTATATAATGTATAGAATCGTAACGAGAACTATTAATAATTGAAATTGTATCATTTTTAACTTCCCGAATTTGTGCTTTTAGATTTAATGTGAACAGTAACGCAACTGATAATAAAAGTAATCTTTTTGTAATGTGCTTTATTAAATTTGTGTTATTTATCATTCATTTTCCCTTCTTTTTTTTAATTAAAATTTCTGCAAAGATAGTTATTTTTTCTCATTTCCTTGCTAATTTTTGAGAAAAATGTAAATCACATAAAATATAAATACTTTTTTATTGCAAATAAGATAATTTTAGTTATATTTGCACTGAAAATTAATATGAAATTAACACATGAAATTCTTAATTCAAAAGGTCAACGGAAAGGTAGTACACGATTTTGCTTTCACATTGTTAGAAGCGATTAGGTATTATAAATGGTTGGGAACTCACATAAAAGTCAAATATCTTGACTATATTGAGGTCACTGAACCTGACGATATTTATCCAATTCAATTCAAACCATTACATAAAAGTTACATACCAATAGGTAGTGTTGAATTTGTTACTGAGTTTTTAGGTTATTTTTATGGGATCACACCTAAACCCCTTAATGTGCCAGTAGAATTATTTCCATTTGCATATAGACAAATCTTTAATGGGAATGAAAGCGACTTGAAAGGTAAGATGTTTGTTAAATCAAACACAAAAATAAAAGATATTTGTGGAATTTATTATGAAGGGGTTTGTTATGTAGATGGAATTCCTTCGCTACCAATTGGTAATTATCAATTTAGTGATGTTATTTCAATTGATACCGAATGGAGGGCATTTGTATTTAAAAACAAATTGGTTGGCTTACAGAATTACTGCGGAGAGTTTACCAAGTTCCCCAATGTGAAAATACTTAAATTAATGATTGATGCATATGCCCCAACAGCACCCATTGCATATACTTTAGATATTGGGGTTAATGATGGCGGTACGTTTGTAATTGAATGTCACCAATTTTTCAGTTGCGGTCTATATTCGTTTAGGGACATGGCATTATTACCAAGAATGTTTCAATCATCATTTAATGAATTAATTAAAAATAAATAAAATGGAAACAACATTATGTATTATTATTGTAGTATTTTCATACCTTATAATTGGTAGGGTTATAATTAATCTAATGGAACATTATGATATTATTGAATTTGATGTGTATGATATCGAACTTAAAACTATTGCCACAATACTATTCCCAATATTGGTTATGTGGAAATTTACTGTGTGGATTGCAAACGGTATTACTAAATTATTTATTTAGTGTTTTTGTAACATTCTTAATTTGGTTACGTATAAATAATAATATTAATAAAATTAAATAGTTATGACAGTTAAGGACATTTTCGATGAAATCAGTAACGAATCAAGTACGTTAAAGAAAACGGAAATCGTTACCAAGTACAAGGACAAAGAACTCTTCAAAAGGGTTTTGTATATGGCTAACTCAAAACGTGTTAAGTTCTATATAAAACAAATTCCCGAATATAGACAAAATTTATGTGGTCGTAGTAATTGGGACATACAATTACCTCATGCCTTAGATTTATTGAGTTCATTATCAACAAGAGAACTGACAGGTCACGCAGGTATTGAACATTTGAAGATGATTTTAGAGGGTGTCCAACCTTATGATGCATACATTATTGAACGTATTATCGAAAAAGACTGTAAGATTGGCTTTGGTACACGGATGATTAACAAGGTATTTCCTGATTTAATAGAAAAGACCGGGTATATGGGTTGTAAACCTTATTCAAAAGAACTGATTACCAAATTACTATCTAAAGGTAAGGCATATAGTCAGGAAAAGATGGATGGTAGATTTATGAATTGTATAATTCAGGGTGGTGAACTGTTAAACGAATCAAGACAAGGTGAACCAACTAATTTGGAAAATCCATTATTCTTCACAGAATTATCACAATTGAAAGATTGTGTGTTGAATGGGGAATTGACTATGGAAGCAGTCAGCCGATTCGAATCAAATGGAATTATTTCTTCATTAATTACCATTGCTAACAAGAAAGAAAATGGTGAGGATGTTACAAAGGATATTAAGAAACTTGAAACTAAGCATATGCCTTATCAGGAAGCATTGGACTTGGTTCGTTTTACTGCTTGGGATATTCTAACCATTGACGAATACTTTACTCGAAAATGTAATAGACCCTATAGTGTTAGACTTGCAGACTTAAGAGAAACATTGAAAGATTGTAGGATGATAAGAGTGGTTGAAACTCGTGTCATCACGACAATTCAAGAGGTTATGGAACACTTTAATGAAGTTGTTTCTAGAAATGGTGAGGGTACTGTTGTCAAGAGCTTTGATGGTGTATGGGCGGATACAAAACCATCCTACCAAATAAAAGTAAAAAAAGAGATTGGTTTAGACTTACGAATAGTTGGTTTTAAATATGGTACTGGTAAGAATATCAATGTAATTTCTACAATAGACACACAATCCGAAGATGGATTATTAAAAACATCCCCAAGTGGTATGGATGAAGATACTATGGATTTTGTTACAGAAAATCAAGAAAAATTAATGAATACCATTCTTGAAATTAAGTGTTCGGGTATATCCCAAGACAGTAAAGGAAATTATTCAGTATTACATCCTAGATATTGTAAATTCAGAGATGATAAAAATATTGCAAACACATTGGCTGAATGTATTGAAATTGATAAATCATCATCATTGTTGTAAACATTTAAAATGAAGAAAATAAGAATATTTTTTATTTTTTGCGGAATAATATTGGCAATTAAAAGTTATGGTCAAAATACTGTTTATGTTAAAATATCAGCAGAAGTAATTTCACCAGTATATGTGCCACCCCCCC